TGTTGATGTAGGCGAAGCGGCCGCTTTTCATGGCCGGGCCGACGAGGTTGCCGTTTGTCAGTGCCATGATGCCCTCAGTTGATGACGCGGATCGGGACGGTGGCGTCCCAATAGTAGCCGAAGCCGTAGCGGGTGCGGATGGCGTCGACGCCCTTCTTGCGCAGGCGCTTGATGTAGCTGTCGACGGCTTGCATCAGGGTGTCGCGGGCGCCCAGCGCGGGAACATACTCGAAGACCGCCTCGCGCAGGCAAAGCTGCCCGGGGCGTTCGGCCATCATCCGCAACACGATGAATTCCGACCGGGTGGGGTAGATCGTCGGGCCGCCATCTTTCTGGATGGTGAAGGCGGCGCGGTCGAGGGTCCACCCGGTCATTGCCGGCACAGAGGTCATATCAGCCGCCGTTCATCGTGAAATCGTAGCTGTTGACGGTGACCGGCTGCGCGACCGCAATCGAAGTATTCGAAACGATCATGTCGCCGCCGCCGCCCGAAGCGGTCACGCTGCCCTGCTCGTGACAGGTTGCGCCCTGCTTGATGCGGTAATGGCCCGCGATGCCGGCAGCGGCGCCGGTTCCGGACCACGTCCCGTTTTTCGCCTTGGCCCCGGACGCGGCCGGCGTCAACCAGTCGGACGGCAGGGTGATGCTGCAGAGCAGGGTGCCGGCATCGGCCGCCGCACAGTTGGCGGGGGCAGCGCCCGACCGGATTTCAAGGGTGGGGGCGGTGCCGACATGGGTTTCATAGGCGTCGGCCATCGCATTGCGGGCGGTGGTGGAAAACTGCGACATGGTGGGCCTCTTGGGTTACTCGGTGGAAAAGAGCGGCAGGATGCGGATCGACCCGCCGTAGGCGGTCAGATCGAACGGCTCTGGCAGCGTCTGGCGATGCATCAAGCCATCGGCCGCGTGGATATCAACGAAAGCGATGATGCCCACGGGGTCACGGAGTTCGAACATCATGGGCGGGTGCGTGATCCGCCTGTCTTCCAAAACCCAATCGCGGGCGTTGAAATACTGCCGCTGATAGCCTTCGGCTTCCAGTTCGGTGCCATCAGCCTTGACCAAGGCAACCGAGCGGGCGGCATCGGCAAGCGCCTGCAGCATGGTTCGGGTTGCCAGCGGGGTGAAGCGGTCAGAAGGGGTCACTGGTCTTCCTCCGTCATGGTGGTTTCAACGATGCCCTGCAGCACACCCGCGTCGTCATAGATCAGCCGCTTGTGGACGCGGGTGGCGCGCTTTTCCATGACTTCGGCGGCCGCTTCCGGCTCTGGCTTGGCCGGCGCGACCGGGCGCAGCGGCTCTTGCTCCATGCCCGGCATTTCCGCCATGGGGTCGGCGATGCCTTCCTGATCTTCGGGGGCGGCCGGCAGACCGGCCAGCTTGCGCAGGTGGTTTTCCAGTTCCCGGTCGGGGAACATTTGGGCGCCGGCCCCTGTCATCGACGTGATGTAGTCGCCGAGTTCGGTGAGGTTCGGATTTTCCAACTCGCCGCAGACCATCGACGGCATGACGTCCGGATCAAGGGCATTAAGCACCCACAGGCGGGAAATCAGGTGGCGGTTGAAGACGTCTGCCATGGCCTTGGTGAAGGCGCCGATGGCGGTTGCAAACAAGGCGGTCTTGTCACTGGACAGGGCGAAGCTGCCGACCGCTTGCTGCCCGAGGAAGATGAAGTCGGCCAGCACGGACGTGGCGATCTTGCGCTGATAACGGTCCACGATCTTGGTGGTGTCAAAGGTGCGGCTGCCCGCGGTGGACAGCAGTTTCAGGTCGAAGATCAGGTTGCCGGATTGGTCGCGTTCGGAAGGCAGGACCAGCCCTTCCTTCTTGTCGCGGCGGATGTTGGTGACCAGCGCCTGCCACATGCCCATGACCGCTTTTTCTTCGGGGGTGGCGGAAGTGTCGAAGAAGCGGGCCGGGATATAGGCGACAGGCAGACCGGCGAGGTCACGCTCGATGCCTACACCTTCGATTTCCTCGATCTTTTCGGAAAAATACCACGACCGATAGGCGCTGCGCAGGATCGACCGACCTTCGGGGTTGTTCCGCTCTTCGGTGGTCCGGAACAGCAGGGCCTTTTCAATGGGGATGAACACCATCGGCTTGTCGTAGGGCTGTTGCCAGAAACCAAGGATGCCGCCGTCTTCGGGGTCGATTTCCCAGCGCGTGATGGTCGGCTGGGCGCGCAAGGCGATGGTGCGGATGCCGATAGCGCCGTCCGTGTGCTTTGAGCGGGTTTCGCCGGTAGGCTCGTCGGGACCGACCCGGCGCTTCCAGACGATTTCCATCGGCGCAAAACCGTAGGTGAACATCGAGCAGATTTCGGCGATCACGGTCGACCAAGGCACGCTCATGTCCTGCATGACTTCTTCGACAAAAGTCTTTGCCTCATCGGCCTCATCGCTGTCGTCAGCGGCCTGCACGGTCCACTCGGTCTGCCGGATCAGGGTGGTGATGGCGAACAGGATGGCAGCGCAGGTGGCGTCGTTGTCGGCCATGCGGCGGTATGTGCGGCTGCCACGGACGCCGGCCAGTTCGGCAAGGAATTCCTCGCTGATGAAGCCGCCCGACTGCCGCAGGCCGGTTGTCCCCAGCGGGCTGAAGTTTGACGCGATGGTTGGCTTTTTGCGTTCGGCCATCAGAGTTGATCCACTTCGCTCAGGTTGCCCACCCACGGCGATATCCGGGGGACTGAAACCGGCTGACCCGGCATGTTGAAGCCGTTGCGCCAGCCCTCGACGGCAAGGGCCAATGCCATCACGGCATCATCGTGATAACCTTCCGGGGCTGAATATCGCACACCTGTGCGAGTAAAGACATACTCGAAAAGTTCCAATTCCGCACGAATTGCACCCGCGGGGAAGGTGATTTCGCGGCTTTGGATCGCCAAGGCCAATCCTTCCATCAGGCGCTGCTTCGACTGGCTGGTGAATTGATAGCCTCGGACGCCGTAGCACTTGCCCTGCAGGGTTTCCACGATGGGGTCGCCGACCCCGGTGCTGTCGACCAGCGCAGGGGTGCCGCCGATCAGATCGGTGAGGCGCCGGGTGGTTTCGGACCACGGGACTTTCTGCCATCGCTCGAAGCCGCAAACCCGGCCTGCCTTGTCGATGCCAACCGCAACGGTCCAGTCAACCGACTTTGCCAGATCGACGCCGATGTAGACTGGCTTTTCCGATGAGAGTTCGCCCACACAGGCTGCGATATGCGACAGGCCGAAGGGGTTTCCTTCATCTTCGGCGGCTTCGGCTAGGTAGAGTTCGCGGAACACATGCTCGGGCAGGGTGCGCTTGGCGTCTTCGATTTCGGCGCCTTCCAGCACGCCGCCAGCGACGGCATCATAGGCGTTCAACTTGCGGAAGGCCATTTCCGGGGCGCCGGCCTGCGCTTGGCGGGCCATGCGGTAAAACCAGTTCTTGCGGCCCTTGACGTTTCCGATGATGCGGACGTGGCCGCGGGTGGCGGTGAGGGTTGAGCGGATCGCGTGCCAGCTATCTTCACGCATGCGGGAGGCTTCATCCAGCACAGCCGCATAGACGTCATCGCCGTAAAGGTTGTCGGGCTTTTCGGCCGATTTGAAGACGATGGTGGCGCCATTCGGCAGGCTGATGGTCAGCTTGGTTTCGTTCACCTTGGCGAAGTTGCGGGGCAGACCATCGCGGCAGCGGCGGAAGGCGATTTCCGCCTGCACATAGACCGGCGCCACCCACCAGAATGCGCGCCCAAGGCGCCCCAGCTTGACCGCCTGCTCGACCAGCCACGCGATGCAGCCCGCGGTCTTGCCGGCCTTGGTGCTTGCCTCGATCAGGGCATATCGGGCCGGGTTGCCGGCAGGGTCGGTGCAGTCGAAAATGGCGTCAAGCTGCGCCGGGTAGAGCCACGGTCGCTCGAAAATGAAATGCCGCGCCATCAAGCACCCTTGGCTTTATCGCCTATCGAGACGGACCAGCGGGTTTCGCTTTCATCTTCATCCGCGACAGCGGCGCCACGGGCCAGCGGGTTGATCCAGCCGGCGCGGTTTGTCAGCCAGAAAATCGCTGCCGTAACGGCGCGCGGATGGGTCGGCGACGAGGCGATGGTGGCAAGGTTGGCCGCGATCTTCGCGGTCATCGCCTCGCCACCATGCTCATACTCGTGCTGGTAATAGGTCGTCAGCGTCTTGGGGTCGATCCGCGCCAGTCCCGCAGCCTGCTCCTTGTTGTAACCGATGGCAGCCGAAAGCTGGACAATAGCCTGAATACGGGGGTCGACCTGATGCTTGCCTGACCCACTCACACCACCCCGGGCGCGCGGCGGAACCTTCGCCCCCTTGCGCGGGCGCGCGGGCTTTTTCGGGCCACCCTCAATTACGCGAAGGGCCGGCCGCTTTGTCTTGGCGTCGTCATCAGTGGCGTCAGTCATGGTCGGGGTCCATCCTTGCGGCTCTATTGTGCCAAGGTGACATGACAATGCAAGTGCGGCGTGCTTGACTATCACGCTTGTGCTAGTTTTACCTTGACATGCGGGCGCGGTGCGCGGTAAAACAGCGTCATAGACGGCAAAGTTCTGGCAACCACAGGAGCGCGTGCGATGAACATGGAAGATTTCGAAATCACGGCGGCGGATGAAGCTGCGATCTTGGCGGCTGCCGATGCGGCTGGGTCGCTTCAGAAGGCGAAGGTGGCGAAGGTTTCGCGGCCGCGGCTGACGGCATCGGCATGGATTTTGGCGGAAGGCGGGGTGCTTCCCAATCCGCTGTGCTTCCCGGTAAGCAACTATTGGTCGCAGAGCCATGCGGACAAGCTGCACGCCTTGGCGCTGCAGGGGGACGCGGAAGGTCTGGCGGCTTATGTGCTGGGCGGGACCAACACCTATGCCAAGGCGCTTCGGGACTACCGGCTGGCGCTTCTGACCTACCTGCAGGTGGCGGGGCAGAAGGCTGCGGATGCTGCAGCCGAAGGCCCGGGCTTTGTGAGTATCGGGGAGGTGGCGCAGACCTTTGCGGAAAAGATGAAGGCTGCGAAGGCCGCGAAGGCTGCGGCGAAGGCAAGCGGGGTGGCGGCGTGAACCAGATCAAGGTGGACCTTTCGGTTCCTGACCTTCCGACCAATCGGGCTTATGAGGACTGGTCGATGCAGGCCCCCGACCCACGGCTTCCCCCTGAAAAGGCGGGGGAGGCCAGCCTGCCGCTGCTGACCGTGCTTGTGCATCTGATCTGCCGCGGGAATGATGACCGCTTCAATGTGGTCGACAGGGCGCTGCGCATGGCTTTTGAAGCTGGGCATGCCTTGGGGGTGGCTTCTGCTACCCCTGCAGCGGCAGAGCCAGCAATGAAGGCGGAAACCCTGACCGCGCTGCGCAAGTCGATTGATCGATATCAACGCTACGCGGACGGCCGGGGCATCGGCCCGGCTGCGCCGCTGTCGATTGTGCTGGGAGCGGTGCAGTGCCCGCTGTGTGCTGTTCACCGAGACGATGAATGCAATGGCTGCCCGGTCTATAACGCCACGGGGCGGCGGGCTTGTTCTGGATCACCCTATCCCGATGCAAGCGCCGCGCTGAACCAATGGCGTGACGCGCACCTTGTCAGTGATGACATGGC